AAACAACACCGCCGAGCTGATCAAGCGCGCCTCTGAGCGCACCGGCATTGCGCCGGGCGAGACGGTCGATCTCAGCAACCCGGACGTGCGCCGCGCGATGACGCAGGCGATCGTCCAACAAGAGAACCCGAAGGCGGTCGAGCAGGCGATGGCCGCCTACGACCGCGCAGTGGCCGGCGGCGGCACCCAGCTCGCTGCTGCACCATCCTCGGACATCATCGACAAGACCGCGGCACTCGGCTTTGGCAACAAGTACGGAACCCTGGGAAACGTCCAGGGGATGATCGTCCACCACACCGGTGGCGGAAAGAACGTCGACGACATCATCCGTACCTTCCAAGAGCGCGACGTCGCCTCGCAATTCGTCATTGACCGCTCCGGGCAAACCTATCGCACATTGCCGGAAGGCGCCGAGGGCCGGCACATCAAGACCGGCTGGGGTCCGGTCGGCGAAGGCAAGTCCAACGCCAACATGGAGGGTGTGGAAATCATCGCGGCCAATGACCGCGATGTCCTGCCCACCCAGCGCGAAGCGGCGGCGCGGCTGATCGGCGAGCGCGCCGCGCGTTGGGGCTACGATCCGCGCACTTCGGTCTTCGGACACGGCGAGGTCAATCCCGGCCACAAGGAAGCCGACGAGGGGATGAGCACGGTTTCCCGCATCCGCAGCGGGGAACAGCCAGTTCCAACCGACATCAGAGCCATAGCCGGAAGCCCATTGGCGACACCGGCCACGACGTCCGGTGGCGGGTTACCGGTGGTTGCAGCCCCCCCCTCTGCATCGACCGGGCAACCCGCCGCCGCGACCACTCTGGGTGCGTATCTTGATAAGGCGGCACCCCTCTACGGCCGAGTAACCGGCGGCGCCGACCTGCGGGCTGATTTGACCTCGGCGGCCGGCGGCGGACTTGGTGCCATCGGGCCGGGGCTAAGACTAAAGGGCGCCCTCGACAACCCCGAGCTCAAAGCGATCGTTGACGAGGCCAGCGCCGGCTACAAGGCGAAGACCGGCAATGATCTGCTCGGCGATGTGCAGAGCGGTAAACCGCTCGCCGATATTCTCGCCACGAAGATCGAGGCGAACACGGCAGCGGTGCCGCCGCAGCAAGTTGCCGAAGGCGGTCCGGGTAACGAACCCGGCGCCTCGACATCCGATGATGCTGTTGAGGCGTCGCTTTTCCCGCGCATCGGTTTGCTGGCATTGCGCCAAGCGCTGAAAATCACGCCGCTTAATGAGGGCGAACTGCAAGGGCCAGAACTCGCCGAATATATCCGCACGCACGGCCTCGGGCCGGATGTGTCGATGTCGACCCGGCGCAGCATTGCGGTCGCGAATACGCTCGAGACAGCCCTCCCGGCAGTACAGTCGGCGAGCGCACCGATCCCGCCCCCGCCCCCGCCGTGGCAGCAGCAGCCGGTCATCACCGGACCGGGCAACGAGATGCCACCCGCCGGCGGCTCGCAGGGCTGGGCCGGCATATCAGGCCCACCCGGAACACCATCGGGGCCTTCGCCGCTTTCCTTTGAAGAGTTCTACGGTCTGCCGGCACCACCGGGGCCGTTTGGCGGTGAAGGCATGCTCACGCGTGAGCACGAGGCCGGCGCCAAAGCCACGCAGGACCACACCAAGGCGGTCGAGGACGACACCAAGGCGACGCAGGACAGCGCCCAAGCCAAGCAGCAGGCACCTACCCCTGCTGCCGGAGCTGGTGCCAACACTGGTGGCGACACCACAGGCTCGTCGTCAGGTGGCGGTCTGCTGGGGCTGCTGGGGCCATTACTCGCGATCGGCGGAATTGCTGCCTCGGCGGGGCTGTTCAATCGCCGCGGTGGCACGCCGGCATCCTCGAGCCCCGGCACGGTGTTCACCCGAGGCGGCATCACCACGCAGACCCAGGGCTCGGTCCATCCGGCGCTCAACCAGGCCAACCCGAGCTCAAACCTGTCGTTCCTCCCGGCGGCGCTCGCCGGCATCAGCGCGCTCGCCGGCTTGTCGAAATTGTTCGGCGGTGGCGGCGGCAAAGGGTCGTCTGCCTCGCTCGACACCGCGACGCAACAAAACACCCACGCGACGCAACAAAACACCCAGGCGCTGCAAGCCAAGACGGCCGGCGGCGGGGCCGTGCCCGGGCTTGGCAGCACCAATATCCCGACCGGCGGCGGCAGCGCCTTTGCCGGCGACCAGGATTTCAGCGGCGGCCTGACCGGCGCCGGCGAGAACGTCCAGTCGTTCACCAGCACCGCCTCGAGCATCGACGGTCTGACCACCTCGGTCGGCAACCTCACCCCGGCGGCGCAGACGGCGTCGAGCTCGACCGCCAATCTCGGCTCGACCCTGCTGTCGGCGCTCGGCAAGCTCGGCGGGCTGTTGGGCGGCGGCGGTGGCGGCGGCGGCGGCGGCTTCGGCGGCATCTTCAGCCTGATCGGCGGCCTGTTCGGCCTCGAGAAGGGCGGCGTCGTCCCCTCGGCCGCGGGCGGCATGGTGGTCGGCGCCGGCGGCGCGGTGCCCGACGGCAAGGGCGGCCGGCTCATCGTCGCGCACCCGCAGGAGATGGTCCTGCCGGCCCGCGAGTCGCGTGGGCTCTCAAACCTGCTCGGCAGCTTCCAGGCGGGGCCCCCGCCCGAGGGCGGTCTCGGCCGGATCCTCAGCATGCGGATGATGGTTCCGAGCGTCCCACACTTCGCGCAGGGCGCCTGGGAGATCGACCGCGACATGCTGGGGATGCTGCATCAGGGCGAGCAGATCATCCCGTCGAGCTATGCCGCAGGCCTGCGCGCGATGGGCGGCGGTGCGCCTACCACTTCGAGCCCGTCGGTCACCTATGGCGATACGCATGTGCATCTCTCGGCGATCGACAGCCGCAGTGGTGCGCAATTCCTGATGGCGCACTCGGACACGATCGGCAAGGCGCTTTACCGCGCGCACCGCAACGGCAGCCGCTACACGCCCAACGGCTGACCCTGCACCGCGCGGTACAGCGCGGTACAGCACCGGATTAGCACCGAAACCGACTCGGATTCGCACCGAAAATTAAAACAAGGCTTCGTGCCGCCGGCCTTGTTTCACGCAGCTATCACAGGACCGGGAGACCTGAGCTATGTCGCAGAGGGTCTATCCTGTTTTTCCGGGTCTCGCCTATGCGGTGACCAAGACGCCGAATTGGGCGACGCGCATGCAGCGCGCGGTCAGTGGCCGCACCTTGCGCACCTCCGATTACGTCAACCCGGTGTGGACCTTCAAACTGATCTACGCGGTGCTGCACGACTTTCCGTGGTGTTCCTACACGAGCCCCACCGAGCTGCGCACGATGATGGATTTCTTCAATTCATCGGGCGGCGCCTTTGACGCGTTTCTGCTGGCCGACCCGACCGACAACAGTGTCACCGGCCAGGTACTGCCGCTGGCGACGAGCTCAGTGGCGAGCTATTCGATCAGCAATCCCGGCAACTCGTATGTCGCGGGCGACATCGTCACCGCGACCGGCGGCACCGGTCCGGGCACACCGGCGACGTGGAGCGTCACCTCAGTCGACGGATCAGGCGGCATCACCGGGCTCCAAGAGATCAATGCCGGCGTCTACTGGACTGTGCCTACCAGCTCGGCGGTGAGCGGGGGAACCGGTACCGGCGCCACCATCAACCTGACCTGGGTGACCACTGTGCAATTGGTGCGCACCGTAGCGCCCGGCGGCTTTGCCGAAAACATCATCGCGCCCAACGCGGTCAGCAACATCTACTTTAACGGCACGCCGCAGAGCGGCTGGAGCGTCGACCCGACGACCGGGCTGATCACATTGCCCGGCACGTTCACTGGCTCGCAACCGACGATCACCGCCGACTTTACCTATTACTTCCGGGTGTACTTCCCCGACGCGCTCGATTTCGAGGAGTTCGCCAATGGGTTTTGGGAAATCAAGCAAGTCAAACTGACCTCGGTGGTGCTGTGACATGCGCCCCGCCACAGCTGCACTACAAGCCCTGCTGGCGAGCTGGGGGCCGGACGTCAATGTCAAGATGGCCGACCTCTATACCTTCTCGCTGGAGGGCGGCGAGATCCTGCGCTATTCGGCCTGGCAGCAGCCACTAAACGCGCCGGCGCCCAACACCGACTTTCCGAGTTACCCGTTCATCCTCGGACCGCCGCTCGAGCGCACCAAGATCATCGAAAAGGTCGGTGTCGAAGTCGGCCATATCGACATCACCGTCTATCCCGGCCCGAACGACGAGCTCGGTCTCGGCGGCACATTGACCTGGCAGAAGGCGCTGTGGGCGGGTCTGTTTGACGGCGCCTGGTGTAGTGTGTGGCGCGCCTACATCACACCGCCGGCGACCGTCGTCGGCACGATCAGCCGCTTCTATGGCCGGGTCGGCGACGTCGAGATCGGCCGCACCAAGACCCACATCCACGTCAACAGCCTTACCGATCTGCTGACCGTGCAAATGCCGCGGCGCCTGTTCCAGGCGGCGTGCACGCACATCTTTGGCCAGGTCGACGCGAGCGGCAATACGATCGGCATGTGCGGCTATGACCGCTACGACGGCAGAAATGCGCTCGGTGTCTCGACCGGCATCGGCGCGGTGACGACCGCGGCAACCGGCAACTCCTCGCAAAACGTCATCTACACGAGCTTTGTGCCGAGCCCACTGACGGCTTACGACAATGGCTCGATCACCGGTCTCACCGGGCAGAATGCCGGTTACACGCGCACGATCGGCAAGCTCGACTCCTCGCAGAGCCCGAGTGCGGTTTTTTACCTGCAGCCGTGGATCTTCCCGGTCAGTGACGGCGACCAGTTTCGATTGCTGCCGGGCTGCGATCACACGCTCACGACCTGCACCAACACATTTCTGAACCAGCTGCGCTACGGCGGGTTCCCGGATATTCCCCCTCCCGAAAGCGCGATTTAGTCGAGATTGCTTCTACTTTTGGAATAGATACGGGTATCGCTTTTCCGTTCGGCTGTCAATGAATTCCGCGCGCTCTTCGGGTGTCATGTTGGCCCACCATGCCTTCATCTGCGCACTCGCAGCCGGGCCTTTGCGCGCGTTGGCTTCTTTCAGTCTGGCGGAGTTTTTTAGCACTACCGAGATACGCCTACCGCGCGCAGCGCGCTCCTCGGCTGTGTAATTTGACCAAGACTGATTGGCCTTCAGCGAACCTTGGCTCATTCGTTGCCGGCTTTCGTCGGTTCGATTGGCAATGATGCGCTGCCGGATCGCCTCTTTCCCCGCCTCGGTCATGTCGGGTGTGAAGGTGTTCCACGGCTTGGTGCCGGGTTTGATCCAATTCTCGGCGACGCGCTGGGCGCCTTCGGCTGACCAGTTCTTGCGCTTGCCCTTTTGAGCGGCGCTCATCTTGCGCAGCTCTTCTTCGGTGTGGGGTCTGCGGCCTTTAGCGAGGGCGGCGAGCTGGTTGGCGTTTAGCGTCTCGACGCCATCACCGCCTTCGGTGCGATTGGCAATGGTCAGACCCGCGTCGCGGAACGCCTCTATCCACGCGTGCTCGGCGATGCGCCATTCAGAGGCCTCGACCACTTCGAGGATGATTGCGTCGATGCGGCCTTTGAAAACCCGCCGGTGCTCATTGAGCCGGCGCTGCAGGTTGGTGGTTCGGCCGACGTAGAAGATGTCGCGGCCGGGCCGCTGCAGCCCGTAGATCACAATGTGCTTTGTCATGCCGGAGTATGGCGCGGATTGCGCCGCTTCCGCCATGGGAAAGCACGGTTAATTCAATTTTCATTTCATTGAGGCATTCCTATGGTTGCAATGCTGGCGCCGCCAGGCTTCGCCAATGGCTCATCGGTCAAGGTTCTGTCCGGCACGACCTATACCGTCGACACCAACGGATTTGTGTCGGTCACCTCGATGGTCGACGCTGTCGCCCTGCAGAACATGGGCTTCTACCAGATCGCCGGCGGCCGCAACAATTGGACCGCGACGGTCGATCCGGTGGTCGGCAACGACACCACCCAGGATTACGCGTCGGGCTCGCTGTGGATCAACACCACCGCCTCGCCCAACCGCGCCTGGATTTGCGTCAGCAACGGGACCGGGGCCGCGGTATGGCTGCAGATCTCGATCGGCGCGCTGATCGCGACCGCCAACTCGGCGACGATCGCCGGTCTGACCTTGAGCGGGCTGTTGACCCATTCGGCCTCGACCGGGGTGACCGCGTTTTCGGGTGGCGGCCAGGCGAGTGCGACGCAGCTCACCAACGAGTTCTCAAACATCACGACGGCGACCGCGTCGTCGGCGCCTTACGACTCGGTCAAACCGAGTGCCGCGTCGGTGGCCGGGCAGAAGCGCTTTATCGCCAACAATGCGGCGAACCCGATCCAGTTCTTTGGCAATGGCAGCGAGACGGTCAACGGGTTTGCCAGCGGCACTGGTGTCACCTTGCCGGTCGGCTTTCTCGGCGATGTGTTCTGTCCGGTTGCCGGCACGTTGCAGATCAAGAACCTGCCGTCCTTCACCACGAACTTCGCGTACAACACCAACACCTCGACCGGCGGCACGACACTGACCGGGGCCAACATCGCCGGCGGCCAGCTCGACGTCACCCTGGCGATGACCGGCACCATGAGCGGCGACAGCAATGCGCAATTGCCGACCGTCGCCAATCTGGTCTCGGCGATCCCCAATGCGGTGGCCAGCCAGCTCTACAAGTTGCGCGTCGTCAACGAGTCTTCCGCCAACCACGTTTGGACGATCACCACCAACACCGGCTGGACCCTCACCGGCACGATGACGATCGCGCAAAACACCTGGCGCGATTTCCTGCTGACCTTGACCACGCTATCGGCCGCCACCCTGCAGTCGCTCGGCACCGGAACCTACTCGTAATGAGCGCAAAAGCCGGGATCCGGCGCAGGGCGCAAGCCGTCCTGCGTCGACCCAAGGGGCTGCGCGCCCGGTACCGCACCAGCAGTGCGGCCGCCGGCAACCTCTTTGCCGGAAAGATCTCGAAGACTGCCAGGAAGTCCGGTGGGAAGTGAACCGGCTCGGCTTGCGGGGGAGTGAGGAATGTTGGCTGATCTCGATCCGCGCCGCCAGGCCATCATCGACGAAGCCAAGACCTGGATTGGCACGCGCTTTCACCACATGCAAGCCGTCAAGGGCGCCGGCGTCGACTGCCTCGGGCTGATCTACGGCGTCTACCGCGCGGTCGGGCTGATCGGCGATATCGCGATCCCATTCTACCGGCCCGACTACATGCACCACCGCGACGACGAGAGCTATCTCGAGGGGCTGCTGCAATACGGCCACCCGGTCGCGCACCCCGAAGCGGGCGATGTGGCGCTGTTCCGCTACGGCCGCGTCTACGCGCACGGCGCGATCGTCGTCGAATGGCCGCGGCTGATCCACGCCTTTGCCGAGCGCGGCGAGGTGTGCTGGGGCGATGGCGAGCAGGGCCGGCTGCTTGGCCGGTCGGTGAAATTTGTCTCGGCGCTGTAAGCCATGAGCCTGTTTCGCACGACCACGCCGTTCCTGCAGAACAATGCGTGGCAAAACCAGGCAGTCAACGCGCTGCGCTACAACACCTCGCAGATCGGCTCGGTGGTGCCGCTGATCTACGGCACGGTGCGCCAGCAGATCAATCTGGTGGCACTCGGCAACTATATGGGGCCGGGTGGCGGCAAGAAGGGCAAAGGGGTGGGACCCCTGCCGATCGGCGGCACCAACACGGTGCAGAGCGGCAAGGGCGGCGGCGGTGGCAAAGGCAAGGGCAGCAAGAAAGGCGGCGGCGATTTCTCGGTCGATGTCGCCTTTGCGCTGTGCCAGGGGCCGGTCACCTTTAATCCGAACAACCTCGTCTTTGCCAATTCGGCGGTCGAGGCGTTTAGCGCGACCGGGTCCGGCGCCGGCAAGGGTTCGAGTGGCAACCAGCTAAATTTTTACATCGGCACTGACGGCCAGATGCCCGATCCGACCTTTGCCGGCATCGGCTCAGGGATCAATTACTCGGGCACCTGCTATGTCACCGGCACACCAATGGATCTCGGCAAGTCGCCGGCGATCCCCAATCTCAGTTTTGAGATCAATGGCATCGAATACAACACCGGTGGGCCAAACTTCCCGGTCGACGCCAACCCCGGCAATGTCATCACCGATTTTCTGACCAACCCGCGCTATGGGGCCAATTTCCCGGCCGCACATCTCGACAATCTGCTGCCGGGTATGGGCACCAGCTTTGGCGATTATTGCCAGGCGGCAGGCTTCTTGATCTCGGTCTCGCTCGACGGCCAACAGAAAGCCGCGCAATGGCTCGAAGGGCTGTGCCGGCTGCTCAACAGCGCGATCGTCTGCTCTGGCGAACTCTTAAAGATCATCCCCTATGGCGATTTGGCGCTGAGCAACAACGGGGCCACCTGGACACCCAACCTGGTGCCGGTCTACTCGCTGACCGACAAGGATTTTCTGCCGTGGCATCCGCACCAGGACGGAGCCGAGCCGGAGGTCGGCCAGGACGATCCAATCATCGTCACCCGGACCAACCCGGCCGACGCGTTCAATTGGTATTCGATGGAATATCTCGACCGCGCCAATTTCTACAATTCGACGATCCTGGCGGTTTATGACCAGGGTGCGATCGACCAGTATGGATTGCGCATCGGCGACTCATTGCCCGGCAAGTGCTTTGCCAGCGCCACCTCGGCGCAGGTCTCGGCGCAGCTCATCCTGCAGCGCGCGCAATTCATCCGCAACACCCCGTACAAGTTTCAGATCGGCTGGGACAAGGCGCTGCTCGAGCCGATGGACCTGGTGCTGTTGACCGGCAGCGCCGGCGACTCCTACCTGGTCAATGAAGCGGTGCGGGTTCTCTCGATCGAAGAAAACGACAATGGCGATCTGACCGTCGAGGCCGAGAAGGTGCAAACCGGCACCGCGGCGCCGCCGCAAGGCGGCCCCGGCGCGGTCAATTTCTCGGCTCTGACGTTTCTACAAACCACCGGTTTCGCAGCGGGGGGCTTGACCGGCATCAGCAACTCGCCAACCGGAACCTTCTCGGTGTGGCTCAACCCGGGCGCCTTTGCGGACATGCCAGTTCTCAGCCCGCAATGCGTGATCCGCTCGACCAATATCGGTGGCTTGCCTGACACCACGGCCAACCCGGCCTTTGCGATCGTCATTTCTACGAGCGGCATGCCGATCTCGACCCCCGGACCGCTCTATGGGTTTGGCGGCACCGGCAGCCTCACACTCTTCTGGCGCGGCACCGGGCTCTATACGGATCAGCACCTCGAGATCGTCACCTTGCCGAATGTCGTCGTGCCCGACGGCAATTGGCACAATTTGTTTGTCGCGTGGGACATGAGCGGGCTGACGGCCAACGTCTATTGGAACGGCGTCTTGCAAGAGACCGCCGTCTACTCGGTGGCGAGCAG